ACGTAGTCAGCCGCGTTACCAAGAGATGATGCAGTGTTTGTTAACTCTACATAACCGTATCTTGTTAAGAAGCCTACTACTGGTTCGAAAGTAGCCGGATCTAATACAACACCGCTTGACATTAATGGAATGTATGGGCAGTAGAATGCAGGAGCATCTGCTTCTGATGATCCTTTGTATCCAACAAGAACTGAAGTTCCGTCAGCGGCATAACCGTCAACGTATACTCTCATTGAAGCGTTTAATGTACCAACAAATTTTGTGTTAGTAGGTGCTTCGAAAGTACCTTCTGTTGATCTTGCAAATGCTGAAGTAGTTGCAGATTGTAAAATTGTTAACGCCTCTGGCGATACAACTGCGTAGTTACCTGCGCCTCTTCTTGTTCTAGATGCAATGTTGTTTGCAACTTTGTTGATTAACACAGCCAAAGCCGCGTGTTCGTCACCAACGAATGTTGCTGTTCCAGACACAGCAGACTGATCAAAAGTTTCTTGAGCAGTTCCAGCCAATGATCTTAATGATTGGATGATTTCTTGGTCGATCTCAGCAGTAATTTCTTGTGCTAGTGCCGCCATGATTTCAGCCTCAACATCAATACCTTGTTGTGCTTGTGCGTCTTGAGCCGCTTCAAAAGTCCATCTTGCAGATAGTTTTCTTGATTTGGCTTCAACTGATTGCTTCATGATCTGTATAGATAATCTCTTACCTGCAGATCCTTCTAAAGCCGCTGTTGACGCCGCTTTAGTAGATGAGTTATCACCTGAGTATGCTTCAGCAATCTTGAATGGAGATAATGCCTCTTCACCTGGTACAGTTGTTGTAGTTCCAGAAGAAGTATCAGCATATCTGATTCTTAATGTGTGGATTTGTCCCACAGGACCAGACATAGGTTGTACCCCAACGATTTCGTTAGCGATAACAGTTGGCATAACCCTTCTGATTACTGGTAGGATAACCCTGTTTAACGTAGCAACGTTACCTGCCGAAGTAGCACCTGCTGATGCCGCCTCTGCCAAGTACTTCTTAGTGTTTTCTAAGACTACATCCATAGTCTTTTTCTTGTTGCCTGTTAAACCTTCGGTTAGGGCAGATTTAGTTTCGCCCCATTTTGATTCAAATAGTTCAGACATTTGATCGTTTCCCTTCATAGTTTAATTTAAATACCCGCTAATTTTCGGATATTAGTTATTTCAGCATCGTCTCTCTGTGCTCTGTCGCCACTTGCTTCTGAAATTACTTGTTTTACAGATGCAACCGGTTTTTCCGACATCACGTGAGGTAGATACTTGTCAAAGGAAGTTCTAAGATTACCTGTTTGAACTGATTCTAACAGTGATCCCATTACTTCTGCTTTGTCTTTGCTCAGAGGTTTGAGCAACTCTGCCATCGTTTCCTTTCGTTCCATCAAGTCCGCTTGTCTTTTGGCTTCCGCCTCTTTGGACTCAATCACCGCTTTCTTCTCTTCGATGGATTTCTCGGCTTCTTTGATTTTCAAAGTCTGCTCATCTACTACCTTCAATAGACGTGCAGTTTCGCTCTTCTCGTTAAGATAAGAAGATTGATACTCTGAAGCAAAAGCCTCGAAAATTCTTTTACCAAAGTCGACTTCTCTTGCTCTACTAATGTCTTCTTTAAGTGAAGTAATTTCACCTGAAAGTTTTTTAGTAACTGCATCTTCAACAACTTTGGCAGATTTCTTAATGAAAGTTTCTTTAACTTTAGCCATTTGTTTTTTGGCTTCAGCAACAAGTTTAACTTTCGTTTCAACAACACCTTTTTTGTCTTCTTGAAACTCTTTGATTTCTTTTGCAAGAGCGTTTACAACAAACTCTTCCAACTTCTTGAAGTTTTCATGAACACCTTTTCTGTCGTCGTGTAGTTCTTTGATCTCGTTAGTTAATTTGCCTAAAACAAATTCTTCTAACTTACCAGAATGTTTGCCTACGTTTTCTTTGTAAGCAATTTTTTCTTGTGCAAGTGCTTTTCTGTCTTCGACGAATTTTGAGATTTCTTCAGATAACTTGTCAGTCATCATGTTGTCGATTGCTTCAACCATGTTCGCTTTGTCATGGTCGTATCTTTTAGCAAACTCTTCTCTTAATTCTGCAGATACTTGCTCTCTGTTTTCTTTTACTTTTGAATCCCAAGCCTCTTGGATCGCTGTGTGCGTATCTTCCGAAATTGCTCCTGATTCAACTAGTTTTGAAATAGCGTCTAACATATTTCTGCTCCTATTTTCCTGTTTCCAGGCCGTTTATTATATTAGTAAGTGTCTCTTTGAGATACTTCTGTGCTCTTTTGTCATTTCTCACTTCAGCCGCCAGACCTTTCGCTTTCATACCACCCTTTGTGTTCAAAAGATGTTCGTATATTGGCGTTGGGTAAGCACCCGGGGCCGAAGGTTGGGCCACAACATCAACTGTAATAATCTCGAAATCTGAAACTTCGCCTCCGCCGTATTCTGATACATTACCAGAACCTCTGCTAGAAACACCTAATTTCACTCCTGATTCCAACATTGTTTTGACAAGTTGACCCATCGGTGTTGGCAAAATTTTCATTTTGCCGTATCCATTCGGACCGTCCATCCACATTTCAGTTATCATGTGAGACACACGGTCCAAATTAATTTTTAAATCGTCTGGATGATCTACTTCTCCGAGAACGCTGTAACCAGAACTGATCTGGTCATTGAGTGTTTTCACTGCTTTACCTATTTCGTTAACAGGATACACTCTTTGATTGGCATTTTTGATACCACCTTGAATACAGATCCCTTTCATGTACAAATCCTTGCCGTTGTCGCCTTCGTGCAAAATCTGTACTCTCGCCTGATCGTACGTTAAGTGTTCTCTTAGGTATAATGACATCCCGACTTCCTCCTAAAATCTCAATTACTTGTTAGCAACTGGAGATTTTTTGGCAGATGCATCAGTACCATCTTTGTGGTCTGCTTTTACATCTGTTAATTTTCTGCTGTCTTTTCCACCCTCGTTAGCAAAAGATGTTCCCATCTTCTGTGAACTTGGAGTAGCGCCGCCTTTTTCTTCAGCACCACCTTTG